CCAGCTAATGCTGTTCCTCCAACAGCTCCTGCTAATCTTCCAGCCCAGCCAAGTCCACTCATCGCTGCTCTTCCAATCCCTCTGCCGGCAAATCTTAAAGCAGCTCCGGGACCGCCATATTTTGCTACTCTGCCTGTAGCTTTAGTAAACCGCCCGAATTTTCCTATTTTTCCTCCGAGAGCTTTTAATCCCTTTTTACCATGAGCTATAAATCCTGGTCCGCCTTTTCTGAATAGTCCTCGTATCCCTAAGACATTTAAAATGGGAGCTAAAATATTTCCAAGCATCCTAACTCCCATGTCAATAGTTCTTTGAAACATATTAAAACTTTTTCCAAGCTTCTTTAGTCTTTTTGCCATTCGACCTAGAAAACTATTTTGTATATCAAGAGCCACTCTACTTTTTGTTATTTGCTCTAGTTGTTTTTTTCCTGTGTCTTTTCTTTCTTTGAACATTTCTTTTGTTTTCTCATATGTTCCAGCAATGTTTTCTGCCATACTTGGTGAGTGGGGGCCTTCTCGTTGTTCCTGATTCTCTTTGAGTTTGGTTAGAATCTTAAGATATTTTGTCATTTTCTTAAGTTCTGCATAACCACTTTCAGCTGCTTCTTTCCCCATTCCAGCCGCGCCTTTATGTTTGAGGGTTTTCATCAACCCTCTGCGCCTGAACTCTAAGTCAAATATTTTGTTTGAGAGAGCTTCTTTTCCTTTTTCACTAAGACCTTTAGCAGTTGTCCCCAGTTTGCCTCCAGCTTCTTTTGCTGGCTCTGAAGCTTCTTTGGCTAATTTAAAAATTCCACTAAATCCACCTTCTTTTTTAAACTCTGCTATTTCGTCTTTTTCTAAACCCATTAATTGCAAAAACTTATCATATGCGGCTTCTTTTAGTTCTCCTTTACCAGCCCCCTTTTTTCTCGCAGCTAAGAAACCCTTTACTTTTTGGAACATGGTATATCTATCTCTAATTGGTGGTGTCGGTTCATAACCAGCAGCAACTGTAGCTGATACTCTTGTATATTTCGCAATCGCATCCAACTTGGGCATTCCAGTTGTATATAATAATCCTAGAACATTAACTATTTTTGTAAATACATCACTGGTTGAAGTTGCCTTTTTGATATCTGATAAGTATCCACCTCTGGCTCCAAATAGCCATTTTATTGGAGCGGCAACTGCCATCTTAAAACCTTCGGTGAATGCTAGGATGCCTCTAAATATTGGACTTTCTAAAAGGGTTCTTTGCCATGCAATTCTCAGTCTATTTGTTGTTCCGACAAATGCAATTTTTAGTTCTAAAATTGCTTTTAACATCCTATCTTGCCAGTTAGCAGTTTTGTCATCTCTTGCAGTTTGATATTCTCGTATAAAAGTTTTCATAAAAGATCTTCGTTCTTTTTCTTGTTGAGCTGCAATGGTGGCAGTAATATCTTGTACTAGTTTATCTACTGGAGCAATTACTTCAGCTGCATGAACTTCAACAACTCCACCCTTCTTTACATAACCACCAGTTTGAAGTGCTGGGGGTTTTCCTTTTATTTCTTTTTGTAGGGAAGATATCTCGGAAGTAAGAGCACTAATTTCTCTTTCTCTCTTCGCCATTTTTTCTCTTGGAGTTTCTCTACCAAATATTCCAGAGATTTTCCTTCCCGCTGCTGAAAGTCCAGCCATTAAGGCTGATCCCATTTTCTCCTTTATGTTTCTAGCAGCACTTTGGAAAACATCTGTTTCCATGAATTTTGCTGCAAAGTAACCAAAGAGTGGAGTAGCCTTTGCTAACGCCATGGCTACAGTATTAGTTTTATTTATACTAATATCTTCGCTTACAGCCTTCCCATATTGATTAATAGCATTAGTGGTAGCTCTAGCAGTCTGAAGGGTTATGTTTTTAACGCCAAGTGAAAGTTGTTGAATTGTACTTCCCAATCCCTTTACTACTTTTCCATATTCGTTAGCCATTTCTTGGGACATGTTGGTTCTTGCATAATCTAGTTCTCTTCTTAAAATTTCCTTTTGTCTTCCAAGAGAGTCAATTTCACCGCCGAGCTGCTGACGTTTTTTCGTTTCTTCGGCTACTATTTTATCAACATGCCGATGGAGGGAGTTTATTCGTTTAGCTCTATCTGCGGCATTCATACTTGCTTCTTTCATTAGCAAGTCAGTACCACGAGGCATGTCTGTAGGATTAGGTTTATCTACCATAATCTATCTATCTCCTTAGAGTTTTCCAACTCCTGTTAAGGCCTTCTTTCCAAAACGCATATCTTCTGAACATATAGCAATAACTTCCGATGGATAAATTAACTCCTGAATACAAACGGTTGTTAAGTTTTTCATTGAGAACGCTCTCTTATATGCTAAATACATAGGTGCTATAATATGGTTAAATTTATTTCTGGAAGCAAAAAACTTAGAAGTATTAACCAAAAATATTTTCAGAATTGTGAAAAAGTCAGTCAAAACATCATCAAACTTCAATTCATCAAATGTTGATTGTGATTGTAGTTCTTTTTTGAGAAGTTTTGAGTATTTATCTAATGTTGATGTAGTCATCTTTTCGGATTTCCGCTCGATTTCCATAAATACAAATCGTAAAATCCTCTCAACTCTTCCACTATCAAGAGAGTTAATAGAAAATATCATTTGAAAAAGTTCTGTATAATATGCTATTAACTCATTTCTGAATAAGCTCATAAATAGACTTGTTTTTTGATCTGCTAACATATGCATAAGTTCATGTATAGTTAGTTTGCCCAGAAAATCATTAGATACAAATGAAAAAATATTTGCGTTATTCTGAATTAAAATATAAATTCGTTTAGTTTTTGTTGGATCATAAAAACCCATAACTGACTGAATGTGAATTGGTGCGAAAACTTTCCAAGCAACAAAGGATAATAAACCCGGTGTTAGAAAACATGGCACAATTCGCTTTTTTTCGACCAGTCCTCTAAATTTTAGTGCTGCTGGACCTGTTCGACCACATTTAGCTAATGCTTTTAAGTAACTTTCATTTAGTTTATCAGACCCATAAAGGGAGTTTCCATCAATTTTAACAACTGGTTTTAATCCAATTGGAACAGCAAAGATTTCTTCTAATTCTTTTTCAAGAACCTGTTCTGACATTATCTTATCTCCTATCTTTTTTCAAAAAATGTTAGGGTATCTATAAATCCGCCCATATCTTTAATATTTTCTTTAACATGACGCATTACTGCTTCATTACTAACCTCAGAAAAAACACCGACGTTTTTCTTTAGGGTATCTGAGATTTCCGCTTCAACAGAAGAGTACTCAGCAGTTCCAATTAACATTGGCGGATCGTACTTTCTAACGTACATAACACAGGATGTCGCTAAAACCAAGTCATCCCTACAACCTGTGTCAGCTTCAACTCTACCATTTGTTTTTGATACCAAACCGGTTAGTTCTAAAGCCAATCTTTCAGATTTAACAACTTCTGGAAACTGGGTAATATAAGAATAGAGTGCATCAATCATTAGTGGTCTAGTTTTAGTGGTTGTAGCCAATCCAGGTAACCATGTTTGCTGACCGCGTCTTTCTTTATAAATCATAGTTGAAAACTCACTATTATATAGTTGCTCAACTACCTGGTTTCCATAAGAGTTTGACTCAACTACTATCAATCCTGGATATTGCGCAGCCAAAACCTTTATAACTTTAACAAAATCAAGAACTTTACACTTTCCCTGATATTCACAAACCTGTTCCATAGTTTCATAGTCCCAAATGGTAACAGCTGACTTATCTTCTCCATGCTCAGGGGCTGTATCTACACCCATTATATAGTATCTATTTGGCAACGGATTTGCGAATTTCCAAACTTCCCCGTTAAATATTTTGAGTTTCTCAATTGGATCTCGGGTTGAGTTCTGGACTTTCTCGACAGTTTCTGGTTCAAAGAATGATCCCTCAGCTGGTAGAAATTTTAGTTCAAGTTCCTGAGCAATTTTTCTAGCATCGTTGTCAAATAATTGACACTGAGTTTTATACCAGTCAGGATCTTCAGCCAATTCAGGAATCATTTTCCAGTGAATAACAAATGGTTCGAAAATATCATCTCTAGAAATTGACTTCTGGTATCTTTCAAAATACCATTTTCCAACCCCAACGGTTTTATTTGGAGTTGAGAGAACAACTGTTCCATATGGAACATTTGCTTTCTTTGCTTGCATTTGATTTGTGGATAAAGCTGGAACCATTGAAGTCCACGCTGTATCAATATGATGAACAAATGCTGCCTCATCAATAACTAAGAAAGTAATCGCTTTACCACGAAGAGTCTTATCAGGAGCATTTGGATTAACTGGTGAAGCGAATACTTTACTGCCGTTTGTTAAGATAAATGATTGTTCAGTTCGTTTAGCAAATCCTTTTCCGAGAGGACCTTTTGGTGGTTTCATCCAATCGGGAAGTTTCTCAACCATCCCTCTAATTGCTCTAGCAAAATCAGTTGCTTCTTTACCATCCTTTGAAATAATTCCAATGACAGCATTGTCAAAGAACACTGTTAACCAGGCAGCATATGCTTGAATAATAGTGGAAATACCAATCTGCCTACTTTTTAGTACTAGAACATAACGTTTTTTTTCGACTAAGTTAATTAACTCAGATTGTTTCTTATATGGCTTTAAGTGTGCATCTTTTCCAGGCACTTCAATTAGAATATAATTCTTGCAGAAATAGTCAAAAGAGTTTTTGCATTTTAAGTACTCAGAAATAAATTCATCAGCAGCAGATAGTATTTCATCATCCTTTATAACAGTGACTGATTCCATACTATTCTCCTTTTATTTTTGTTCTAAAAAATAGTTATCAACTCTTTTGCTTTTCTAGAAGTTTCTTTAATCTTTTCTTTTTATTATATATTACTCTAGAATTACATTCCCCCCTTGTAGTAGGACCCATCAATTCTTCCATTTCTTCACATTTTTCAACCAGTTCTTGTAACTTTTTTATTTCTTGCATTTCTTTTTGTCTTTGTTGAATTTCAGCAGCTGTTCGTTCTTGAAATGGTTTGACGTTTGGCTGCTTATTTTGTGCAACTTTCACCGCTGGAGATTTTATTGATATAGCTTTTGCTTCTTCAAATGCTTCTTGTACTGCTGCTGTTGAACTAAGTCCTTGGGCTTCCTTTATCTGAGCTTTTGTTTGTAGTATTTCTTTCCTTACAAACTTACATGACAATTGAGTTACTAAAGAGTCTGGCTTTTCCGCGCATCCCATCATATTATATTTATTTTCTAATTCGTCCAACTTGGTTTGTAGTCTTTTGATATGGGCTTGGTTGCTTTTTCTTTCAGCTGCTTCAATCTTTTTCTTAAATTGAGAAAAGCTTTCATTAGCTGTTGGTGAAAGTTCTAGAGTTTTCAGTTTTTGAATTTGCAGTGTTTCAAAACCTGGTTTTATTGTTTGACCAGAAACTTTATTTGTTCTTACTAGATTTATAGTTGCTACAGAAGTCCAAATATTTGGCCTTGTAAAAGTGATGTTAGTACTCCATAGAATATACTTTCCAGCTAAATCCATATATTCAACTATTAGGGGTCTAAAATCTATACAGTCCCCTACTTGTAGCAAGTTATGAATCGGAAGATTTCTTTCTAATTGAATAGAAATTGTTGCTAGGTCAGCCACCTGTCTTGAAAACCTAGAATTAAAAATTGTGCTTTCGGTTTCATAACCGGTATCTTCGTTATAGTACTTTTTTCTATCTACCCCAACATCCTTGAAAATATTTTGATTTTGATATATCAAACCATATTTTTGAGCTACTTCTTCTAGGTTTTGATTAATTGTTTGACTAAGGGCATTTTTGGGTTTTACAATATGATTTATGTCTGTCGCAAGAGAGGCAAATTTTGCGTTGCCAGAATAGTCTGTTTGCACAGTTGCATAAGTATAGAATGTTCGTCCATCTGTTGTTTGTCCTAAAATATCTTCAAATCTTTTTCTTTCTGTGTCAATTGCCAACTGGTAAACTACAGCGGTTGGTTCTTGGTTCATTCTGCTAGTTAAGTTTTTTATTTGAATAGTTTTATCATATTGACAAAAAACAGCTGGAACTCCATCAAAGAGACCAAAACGTTGATCTAAAAAACCGTCGAAAACCTCAGGGTTGTTTCTGTCATATTCCTTGATAATTTTATATAATGTTGTTGGTGGAATACATACTTGGTCAATTTTTGTAGTGTTTTGTCCATCTATATCATATTCTATTTTTGCGCCTGTTGAAAGAGCTAATTGACTTATAATGGAATTTAAGGTAGTTTCTAAAAACACATCATTAACTAAGCTACTTAGGACAGTATAGGCTGGTCTTACAACTGTTCGTACAAAAAGATAACCTCGGTCTTTTTGTTTGGTTGTTGACTGGGTTTCTTTTTCATTAAGTTGAAAGTCCATTTTAATCATCATAAGGTCTAGATCTATTCTTGGACCAATTTCGGCATTTTCTCTCAGTAACATTATGGCTACTTTGATTTCTTGACCACCATAGATTTGTTCCACAATTATATCGTTGGGATCAATCGAAAAAACTAAGTCCATTATTTGGTATCCGGTACTTAGAGAGGATTTGAGTGTTGCGGAAAAAAGATCGGATGTATAGTCCAGAGAACCAATTACTACTCTTATTTGATAAGTTTCAACAGGAATAAATGTTCCACCTTGTTCTGGTGGTTTAAGTTCTTCTGGCATTGATTGATATCCTTTTTATTTTTGTTCCAGTTTTTGAACAAAAAAAATGGGCGAACTACTAGCCGCCCATTTTTACACTAGGAAGCTTCCAGCCTCCTTAAAGTTTGGTGCATTCTTGTTGGAATTACAAGGACGCTTTCCGCAATGTTTTCCATCATGCGCCTGACATTAATATTTGGTTCAAAACTAGTATATCTTATGATAGCCAAAAATACCTGCCATGCAGTAGGTCTTCGTCTCTGTCCTTGTTCTGATTCTAGTAGTTCTGATATTTTTTTACTTCTTCTTTTTCCAAAGGTTTCAGTTAATAATTCTAGAAGAGTCATCATTTCATCTTCGCCTATCTCTTTCTGAAAACTTTGAGTAATAACATCGAGAATACTTCCAGAAAATACTTCCATATATGTGGTTACTGCAGATGCTAGACTGGTTGTAGATGTTTCAATGTGGACCTGTCTTATTTCTCCAAGTCGAAATGAGAAAGAAAGATTTGCACCTCGGTGAAACAAAGCTAACCCAAATGCTAATGAAGCTGCTTTGGTTCCATTGTAACTATTATTCACAACCATTACTGGAAAAACATCCCCGGTTTCTGGAACTTGCTTACTACTTTGAATTACTATCTCATTTCTCATTCGTGTATAGTCAAAAGTAAAGAGAGCGGTCTCTCGCAATACCGGAAGTCCTACTTCTGAAATTGAGCGTATTATTCTTTGGTTTAGGGCTTCATTACCAACAAATCTATACATATTGGATACATAACCACAGTATTGATAACCAGTGCTATCTGGACCTTTTGTGAATACAGCAATTAATGGTGTTAAAATACCATCAGTTTCATGTTTTTCAGAATCATCGGCGATAGTTGCAAGCTGCCTATAAGCAACTTCGCAATATCTATCTCGATAGTAAAAGAGACCTTTATTAGCTCCACTAATATCAAGTCCCATTTGAGCTGCTCGCTCACTAAATGGTGTCATAAGATTACCTCCTTAAAGTCTTCTTGCTTTAAATCGAAGATATAGATCTCTACCATCAAACTCGAAAGACTTATCTATATCTTCAACTACAAAGCGTTTTTCCAGCTCCCAAAAATATTTTGCTCGATGGGGAGTCCAAATTGAAGCATGCGGACATGAGGGCTCATTTAGTAGCTCAGTTGTCAGTTCAATATTCCAGGCCTCAAAGTTTCCCATTTTAGCAGACATAGATGACTCTTGTAGAATTCTTTCTGCCAAAATGTCATAGTTCGGAACAATAATATCTACAGTTGCTCCTTGAGGCGTTACTGTTGATATTAAGTAAATAAAATATAGAACTTGTGTAAATGAAACATGCTCTAAAAAACGGTAAATACACACTCTATCAAAATATACCGCTGTTCGTTCTAGAAACGTGAAGACATCTTCTTTAACATTGAAAATCCGATTTGTTTTTTGATCCCAATAAATCCAAGCTTTTTCAACTTCTGCTGGTTCTGTATGTAAGTAATACATAGTATCTACGTTTACTACAAAATATGGTTCTTCTATGTCAAGTGGTGCTAGTTTCCCACCAGCTATATTTAAGATTTTTTCCATATACTCTCCTTATAAAAACTCTACAGTTATACTTTTAGTGAATGGCTCAAGATAGAGTTTAAAATATTTTTCTCTATCAATATCATTTGGGTCCATTAGTTTTATTGTACTTTCAGTTACTTCTAGTTCCCCATAACCTTTGAGGAAGATGTTAAACCCTTTTTTAGTTGGGATACCAAAAAGATATGGATTGTTTGATGTTAAAAAATCATCTTTTATTTTTTGTAGTTGGATAAAAATCCGTTTTTTATTTGTAAAGTTTATTCTACAAATTTTTCTATAGATTTCATCCATTTGATTATATCTGAATGGAACGCCTTTGATTACTATCTCATTTTCTGTGGTATGACCAATATACTTCTTTCTGTCAATAGAAATGATGAAGGTTAAGAAGTGTTTCCTTATGTTAAATGGAATTTGATGGATGTTTGTTTCTCGTAAAATTTTTGTTGTGAGAATTCCATCATACTGCCTAATAATTATATCTTCTTCTTTTATGTCATTTTTTTCTAAATATTCATCGATGATGCTTTTGGTTGTAGTTCTTAAAAGCGATGTCAACTTTGGATTTTTTCGCATCATCTTTCCAATCTCAATGTTTCTTTGGGTCTTATCATCTTTGTTGAGATGACTGATTTCTAAACCCAAATTTTTCATAATATTATAATGACATGCTTCAATGTCATAGAGATAGACATCTTTCAAAACCAGTTTAGTATTTTCATTTAGTTTCATAATAGTAAAGAAAGGGCGGCGGAGACATTTAACAAAAATGTTTTTTTGCTAAACGCCGGGCCTGTGTTCCGCCGCCCAAGTTCAATTACGCTAGTGTGTCGATGATAATGTTGTCGATTTGTAGATGATGGTTGATATCTGTAATTTCACTTTGTCTTTCAAGCAACCACACAACTGCATCTTTATTTGTTGTGAAGTCATCAATAACTTTAGATGCTTGCTTGTAACGTAGTTGTAGTGATTCACCATCTAACGGACTGTTTAGTTTCTGAGTAACCTCGCTTACGTTATTTGTAATAACATCAATTTCTTCATCTTTACGTTTAACCCTATTAATTGAATATGGGATTAAGTTACCATCAATTAAATTACAGAATACAACGATAAGGCCTGTACGGATTCCATAACATTTAATCGATATAGACTCGCTGTATTGATAAAGAATTCTGAAACCATTATTATATACATCCATACTGACTGCTGGCATATCTAAAACAGGATGAGTATCTGCGTTTTCATATACCCTCAAGTTACGTACTGGATTCCCATCTTCATCTTTTTCGCCTGAGTTTCCAGCAACTGCCATTATTAAAGTTTTAGTTGGATCAACTCCTCGAATAGCAACTTTTACTTGGTTAATATTTTCAAAAGAGTCTGAAGTTGCTTCAAACCAATTTGACAGAGAAGTAATTCTGATTTTTTGTGGTTGTGGTGTTGCTGGACTTTCTACTTCAGATGCTATTGGTAAATCCAAATCGTTTTCAGAAAAAATAGCTGGATTTGTCTCTGTTTGTTCTTTTACCATTTCTGATAGGTTTTCATTCATTGTGTTGATATTCTCCTTTATTGTTTTTTTAATCTTTCCATTTTTTGGCATCCATCTCTGGATCGTCTCTCCATTTATCGGCGTCAATTATTGTATATGTTTCTAAAGCAGCTCCTGCGAGCGCCATTATTTTAATAACCTCTTCATACGCCTTTACGGGGGCGGTTCCACGACCTGTTTTCTCAAACTCATCACAGGTGAGTAACCATGGTGGTAATTCTTTTTCCCACTTCCCAGAATAAGCCTTTTCCGCTTTAAGAATATACGACTTTAAGAAGTTTAAGAAACTTGGGAAGCTCAAACTCTTTATCTCTTTATAATTTCCAAAAACATTTTCTTCATAGTCTCGTTCTTTGTTATATAATGCAATTAGTTCTTTTCTTGTCATGTAAGCAACCTTTCAATATAATTTTTATTTTTTATTAGTTTATTCTGATATTCTGGCATATATTCTAAAACCAAACTTCCGGTCCAGTGGTATGTGTGTTTTAGGCTTCTTACAAAACTAACTAAATTAAGATCTCCATTTGGAGAGTTAAAAGGCAAATGTTGCCCAAAACCTTTTGCTCTATTTGATAGGTGTATAACTGTTGTGTATTTGAGTAACATTGGAAGTATTCTATGATCAAACCATATTTGCTCAATGTGACTGGTATCTAAAGTCATTGCTAACCGAGGAAACTTAGGACTACAAATTTCAATAATTTCTAGTGGGCTTCTTATGGCTTTTTTAACCTTCCACGCAAACGTTTCTATACATAATTGATTATATCTATCTACATTTTTTAGAAAGTAGTCAATAAATGTAAAAACGTTTTTATTTGGATGAATAACGAACTTATATGCTTTAAGTTCATTATTGCAAAAAGTAATAAGTTTATGAATATCCTTTGCATTTCTACGAAGAGTATCTAGAGGTAAATGAACCACTTTTACTTGAATATTATTTTCTGTTATTTGTTTAGCAACCGACTCTTTGTTTTCCATAAAGGGGGAGTATTTATATACTGCTAATTGAATCTTTTCTGGCATAAAATTTTGATGGTATCTATTATCTTCACCGAAACCATGCGAAATGCAAACATCTATCATATGTATCTCCTTCCGTCAAAGCCATTTGCTATACCTTTCCAGTTAATAGCAATTGCTTCTGATGTATGGATGGATTCTTCATGACTGCATTTGATAATCCAATCCTTAACTCCTTTAATTTTATCTATTGCTTCAGATATAGCTCTAATGGCATCTTCAACAAACATTGGGTTTTCGGCAGCAATTCTTGCAATTTCTTGCTCATCTTCTCGTTTAATGATTGGATATGGAAGAGTTGGAATTACTCTTTCGGTTGTTTCAATTAAGTCTTCTAACCAAACATATTCTTCTTGTTTCGTTTCAACGAGAATGTGGGCATAGGATCGTTGGTTATGAGGAAATCCGGGTACATCTAAAACACTACATAGTTCAGCAGAACATGGACAGTAAGAAGCATACTGTATGGTAACACCTTGAAAAAATCTGAAAATAATATCGTTGGATACATGTCCATCTTTCCAAAATACTTCTCCCTGAAATTTACAGTTATAGTAAAGAGGAAATTGATTCTGTGATTTTACTGATTTTCTGAGTATTGGTAATCGAAAATTGAATTTCATGAACGCATTAGTTCCACCCACTTCATTGAGGAGACAAAGCGTGATTTCTCTGATGAGTTTGCTTTTTAGCGGAAGATCTAAATATGGTTTTAATGTTCTGATGAGTCTCGACATCGAGATTCCCTTTGTTTGATTGTCGAGATTAGTTCCCATTGTAACATTTGCAACCATCTGATGAAAACCACCATATTTAGATTCTAATTTGAATGGAACTTCCACATTTTCAACTCCAACTCTTTGTACTGGAATCTTGATTTTTGGAACTGAGCACTGAATATCTGGTAAACAGATTTGGTTATCTTCTTTCATTATATGTCTCCTTATTTATAGTCAACACCAAGCACGGTTAAATATGAGTTTAGTAATTTAACAGATTCTGGAATGGTATTGACATCATGATTTTCTTCTAGAAGACTCGACTCTATAAATCCGCGGATATAATTATTTTTCAAATCTATGCAGTCGGATTTAGTAGTTAGAAACTCAAAAAGGTTGCATGGCGCATCATGACCGATTAGACATGCCGTTTCCATTTCTCCACATCTTTGACCACCTTTATTCTTTCTGCCTCCTAGTGGTTGTAGGGTTCGTCTTGCATATGCACCGATACCTCTAGCAGCAAGTTTTTCTTCAGCTATATGTACCATTCTGAAGAAGTAAATATATCCAACCGCAATTGGATTATTGAGATGAATTTGGGATAAAGGATCATAGAGTTTTTGTGAGAAGTCAGTGGAAGTATATTCCATAGCCTTTTTAGCATCTTCTAGTTTACATGATTCAAAAGGAGGTTGAATAATGGTAAAATCTTGAATAAACTCTTTAGTAATCTTTTTTGGTAATTGCTTTTTTACTTGTTTATAATACCAACCATCTGTTGTTTTATCTATTATCTTAATATAATCAAGGAGGTAAGATTTAATATCTTTGTCTGGTTGCTCGGCGTCAATCATTCCAATCATTGTTTTCTTCAGGGCATCAACTGATAAAGCAAGATGTAGTTCATATAACTGTCCAAAATTCATTCTAGATATTATACCAAGAGGATTGATACAGATATCTAAATGTCTTCCGTCTGGTAACTGCGGCATTTTGTCATGTGGTACAATTCTGGATATTACTCCCTTATTTCCGTGTCTGTTAGCTACTTTGTCACCTACCTTAATTCTTCTGGTATGAACTCCAAACATCTCAACATAAATACCATTTATTTTTTCTCGCTTATTTTTATACTTTCCGGTAAAGGAAAACTTATCTAAGCCTCTTTCTCTTATGAACCTGGAGGCTTCATCTTTTGGTAAATGACTTTTTAGAATTTTTTGTAAGTATGTTTCTTTTTCGTACTGTTCCTGTAATTTTTTATCAATCCATTTCTTATATTCTGGAACTTCCTCGTTCCATGTATTTGCATAAATATTCACTTCTGCTATAATGAAGTTTTTCTTTGCTAATAATTCTATTGGTTCAGAGAACACGGAATAGAACTCATCCGAGGTAAGTTTTTTCAAGATAGCATATGGATTACCTGCTTTAATTACTTCTAACTCATTGGGTAGTGGTTTATATTCATCCTCACTGAGGGAAAGAAGAACTTTTTCTGGCGTTAACGAAAAGGATAAATCTTTATAATGGACAGATGTTAAGACATCTTCTTGAACTAATCTGTCAGAAATAACAATTCCATCCTCGTAGTTATTACCATAATAAACCATCACTCCAGTAAGTAAATTTTTTCCGATATTTATATTTCCATTTTTACAAAAGTTGCTTTCCGCTAGTATATCTCCAGCTTTGAATTTGTCTCCTGGTTTAACATAGACATTCATAAAATCAAGATGCTCAACGTAAATTTTTCTATAACGAATATCAAAAATATCTGCTTCTCTATCATTATAAATAACGATTATGTAATTTCTGTCTATGTGAAGTACCTCTCCATCTTTTTTTGCTCTTTTGACAAACTGTGTATAGTCTGTATATAGTCCCTCACAACCAGAACTAATCAATGGAGTATCAAACTCTTTTAACATAATCGCTTGACGCATTTGTGATGAGGCCATCTGTAATCTCGTCTGATCATCATGTTTCAAAAATGGCGTCATAGAAACAGGTATCGAAATTGGCTGATTTTCTAGGGTTTCTTCTTTGAATTTTAAGTTCTCATCTAATTTAACATTAGGGATTAAATTTTGTAGTACTCCACAGTTATCCCTGTCCGGAGTATCTACTGGACACACTCGTCCATACATCGTTGGACAAATGTCACGTAAATGTTTTGGTATATTTTCTCTCTTAAACCCACCAGGACCAAGAAGACTTATTCTACAAAGTTTTGTTAGCTCTTCAATGGGATTAATTGAGAAATCAAATTGAACTATGTCAGAAACATTACAGTCAGATAGGATCTGAGTTGAGTTTATACTAAACTTTGGTTGTCTGGCTGTTCTATTAGAAAAACATAAGTCAAAGATTATCTTTGAAATTTTTGATGTTACCATATACTCAAAACACCTTACACGTTTATTTGTAAATAGAGTATCATCAATATTTTCAATTTTAATGGCTTCAATTAGTTCTTCAAGAATACTTTCTTGTGTTAGAAATTTTTGAGTATTAACGTCTACTTTAGGAATTAGATCTAAGGCGTACATTATATCTTCGCCTTTAGATTTTTGGTTAAATCTGGAGTAATTCCTTCCTATCTCTAGAATGAAATCATCCTGTGTGTATCCTTTTGACTCCTCAAATAATTCTTTTGCGTCATGTCGTAATATTTCAAATGGGTGTGGGTCAGCTCCGTTAACTTTGCTATTTAAGTCTAACAATTCAAATACTTTCTCGATGCCAAAGTATGCAAACAACATAGTTACAAAATGTGTTTTCCTTCCTAGAAAACTTAATTTTACTCTTGGTATTTCCTTTTCGATTGAAGTCATAAGGGTAGCAACATTTGTTCGTAGCTTGATATTCTCTCCCCTTGTTACGATGGGGATATCAAACAGTTGAAACAGGGGAATTTTCTTTCTTCCGTTTATTAGAATATAATTCTTATCTATTAGTTTTGGAATAAATATAGATAAATCTATATTCGAACTTCCTTTTTGTAACTTTATAATTAGTGTTTGTTTTAGAGTTGAAGAAAGTTCTCCAGATGTGAATCTTGATTCTTTCAAAGAAATTTCGTTTATTTGAAAGCCAATTTCTTCAACTGGTTTAACTATTTGTTCGACTAGTGGTAAAATCTGATCATAATCCTTTTGTCTTATTGTAAAGACGTTATTATCCAAATCTTGGATTTTAAATGTTGGATTAATAATATTCAAATTCTAGTCCTCCTTAGCTTTTGTTGAAATATACTTCTTTTAGTTTTTCCTCTAGTGAGTCATCTTCCATATAATAAGATGTTATATCTTCTGGAACAGCATTTAAGAGCAATTGCAATAATCGTAAATCCGGATTCTGTTTCCATATACTTTTAATTAAATTGAGAATTTTATCAATTCGTTTTGGATCTCTCATGTTATCTTTTCTCCTTTGAGAATTTTATCCATGACGCCAGAATATCTCCCCTCATATAAAATTCCCTGTAATATTGATCGTTTTGGATTTGAAAATGCCATTGCTAATATCCAACTCTCTTGATTGGGTACAGATTGGATACTGAAATAATCTGGCTCCACTAAATGACGATTTTTTAACAATCGCCACTTTTGATAATTACTCCACATTAACTGTGCAACAACACATTCAAAATGGACATGGTAAATATTTTTATTGTATACTTCAAATAGTTCTGAAACAATATCTTCATAAGTTTTTCCCTTGAATTTATGGAGTAATTCTGAAACAGAAGCTAAATCGCCAATGATATCTTCTTGTTTCATGCTCTGTTTTTTACTTGGAGTTTCGCCCTTTATTATTGCTGATCCTGAAGTGTGAAACGTTCTCAGAACTAACTGCGTTCCTCTTTCACCAAGTGTTTGAGCTGCTATAATTCCAATGAATCTACTATTTAATTTCTTATATAAATCTCCATAACATTTGTGGCAAATTTTTGGATTTTGACAGAGTATGGGACTTCTTATTTGAATTGTTTTCCCAACCAAGTCTAAGCAATCTTCTTTGGTTATTTTAGTAAGTTTCTTTCCGGTAAGCATATATCTATTTACTAACATTTGTGCTTTTCTTTCATTGCGAACCTCAACTGTTAGAAGATCTTTTGTGCCACAATCTTCTAAGTCAGGATCAATTTGCAAATTAGCACAAGTGAATATTAACTTTCGTGATAAGTAACCTGATGTTCCTGTATTTAGGGCTACATCTAGAAGTCCTTTTCTACAACCATATGTTGAGTAAAAGAACTCTTTTTGTGTGAGACCATCAATGAGGGAATTTTTTATCGGCGTTGAAAGAATCTGTCCATCAAAGTTGGAAATGAATCCTCTGGTTAAAACTAGCTGTCTAACTTGATCCCAACTTCCTCTCGCACCAGATTCGATCATGTATGAGTATTTGAAGTGTTGCCGCATTTGCTCAGTTACTTCTGGATCAGAAACTGCAACTAATTGTTTTCGGATATCTTTGTCAGAGAATAGTTTATTCCTAACTTCATCTGCTCCTTCCATTACACAGTCATCCAGGGATATTGTGCACCCAAACAAGGTAGCATACTTAAAACCTATCCTCTTTATTTCATCTAGGACTTTTATTGTTACTTTTTCTGGATATTTGTCCTTAATGTCATTTAAGATAAAGAGAAGTTTTGATTTATCTATAACGTCGGTAACCAACGGATAATCATCTGGTAAACATTTATTGAACTCAGCTTGTCCCCAAGATATTTTATGCTCTTTATATTCTACTTGTGATTCTTTTGATAAATCAGTTGAAGTTAAGTAATAGATACCAAGAATTACATCTTGACTTGGAGTAGTTGTAAGGTTTTCATTTGATGGACTGTGCAGATTTTTCTCAATTGAGATCTTATTTCTTATTTCTTCTTTTGCCTCTTCAGTTATTGGAATGTAAACCGCCATTTGATCTCCATCAAAGTCAGCATTAAATGGAGGGCAAACCAATGGATGTATTTTGATAACTTGATCTAGAGTCATTTTGATATTGAAACCCAACATCCCTAACCTATGTAAAGAAGGCTGTCTATTAAGAATACATACTTCATCTTTAATTATATCTTCACAAACACGGTATAGTGCCGGGGATTGGGAGTCAATGCATTTATCTACAAAATCAATGGCTTTATTAAGAAGTTTAAATTTTCCAAGATCAATTATCCTCTTAGCAATAGGTAATTTGAAAATTTCCAAAATCATAAGATATGGTAATTTACATTCGTTGAGTTTTAGAGTTGGATCTGGCGTTATGACTGCTCGACCAGAAAAATCAATACGTTTTCCTAAGATATTCCCACGAATCAATCCTTCTTTTTTTGCCATTTTCTCAAGAATCCGTGTATATAACTCACTAACATCCTTTTGTAAATGTTTGAAGTATGTGTAATATAAACTCTTATCTTTTTGGATATTAATAATTGTTTCTTTCATAATTTCTTTTTTGGTAAGGATCTGTACATAGTAACGATTGATCTTGTCCATTAACTGTTTACCTTCGCCAGAACTTTTTGACGTTGGTCTTAAATCTGGTGGGAGCACAATTACCTTATCAATTAAGAGGTTATCAATATTATCTAAAACTATTTTCCATTCTCTACTACCATCTGCTACGGCATCTCTAGCAACAGTTTCTACTAGAACTCTTATCGCTTCGGTTCGTTCCCATGACTTAACACCTTTTGGAATGGTTTCAGGGTTTGTTGTGACTACTAATTCGTTATCTTGAATATATAGTACACTCTTGTCCATTTTCATTAGGTCATCTAAGGCACTTTTTAAGTTTCTTCCGCCAAGGTCAGAAAGAAGGTCATAAAATAGCGGGTTAACAACTGGGATCGGAAGTACGATTTTTGCAAACTTTTTTCTCCTTACATCGCTATTTACAATATCCACTCCACATTCGCTACAGGTCCCACCAGATTTTGAAACACCATGATATATTCCACACTGACAAGTGTAATTACGCACTGGTCCAAAAATTTGCTCGGAGAATAAACCATTTGGATGAAACTTCTTTTTTCCGAAAGTTTTTAGAGAGGTCACTTCCTCTAGGTCCTCACAAAATTCTTCATAGTTAAGAATCTTTGGCATATCTCCCTCCTATTGTTTGAATCTTTGTATAAGATACTCTCCAAGTTCAGCAAAGTGAGCTTTGATTTTATCAGAAATCATTCGATCTAGATCTGGCATAATCTCTTTTACTATAATTTTTACATCATCTGCTGCCAGTCCTACAAGATTATCATGTATAACTTTCTCTACTAATCTTACGATCTCTTTTTCTAACATACCTGTTTGTTGTGTTTCACTCATTTTGATTCTCGTTTTCTTCTTTTTTGACTTCATGTTTTATCACCTTATGTTTTACAATTATTTTATATCTGTCAAATATATGACTGACTGTATTTATTCCTTCTTCAATTAAAGCATCAAAGATTTTACGAGTATGTTTTTTTGTAGCTTCACTGAAGTTCTCAATAGTATCGTCTAATGCTTTATTAAGTTTTTCTCTTGAGCGTTTGGGTTCTTTGATCATACTTTCACACCTCTTGTTTTCTATATTGAATTTCGTCCCAAGGAGTGAAGTAGCAGTTATCTAAGTTAAAGCAACTTAGTATGTTATAGATCATTTTTTTACTTTCATCATTTAGGGAAAAGTCTCGTAATGAGTTTGGTATACATAATTCTCCAGTCCTTGGATTTGCATTGGGATGCAAGTTGTCGATTTCAATTTCATCTATTTTTCCATCGACTAAAACAACTCGATAACCCGTAGTAAGGTATTTATTAGGATAGTCTAATATTCTATATAATTCATTCCTAAAAATCAAGCGTTTTGGAACAATTAGTTCATTTATTTTTATTTTTGTTAACTCCATATTATGCAGCTCCAGTTTCTGGAATTAACTCAATATATGATTTTCCATCTTCATTGAAAATAGAAACTAGATATTGGTTGAAATCACATTGAATATTTGTTACGGATGCTAAT